GCTTTGCCAACGAATATCCCTACTACCTCCTTGACAACTATCGCAGGAGCAGCAAGCACAACGCCATCGTCAACGGGAAGGTAAACTACATCATGGGCGGTGGCTGGCAGGCAGGGGACAACCTGACTGTAGAGCAGCAGGCTCGGTTCATCAAGTTCTTTGATGGAATGTCAAGCACCGAGGACCTGAACGACATCACCGAGAAACTGGTACTGGATTTGGAAATCTTCAACGGATTTGCCGTTGCAGTAACTTGGTCCAAGTTGGGAACGATTGCCAAGATGGAACACGTCCCCTTCGAGAAAATCAGGGTTGACAAGGAAGAAAAAATGTTCCAAGTTGCCGATTGGTACAACGACGATATGATGCAACTATTCCCCAAAATAGGGGACATCGAGAAAATACCGGCATTTGACACCGAGAACCGCATCGGAAAGCAGTTGTTCTACTATCGTGTTTACGCTGCTGGCGTGAAGCACTATCCTTTGCCGGAGTATATCGGGGGGAACGCTTGGATTGAGGCAGACGTGCAGGTGGCGAACTTCCACAACAACAATCTGCGAAACAATTTTTGGGGCGGTTACCTGATTAACTTCAACAACGGCATTCCTACACCTGAAGAACAGGGGGATATTGAGCGTCAAATCAAACGCAAATTCAGCGGTACGGACAACGCTGGAAGGTTCGTTGTAACCTTCAACGATGATGCAGCAAAGGCCCCTACGCTTGAACCGCTGACTCCATCCGACATGGATAAGCAGTTTGAGATATTGAACAAAGCGATTCAGCAAGAGATATTCATCGCCCACCGAGTTACCAACCCCATGCTTTTTGGAGTGAAGACCGAAGGCCAATTGGGTGGACGCAACGAATTGGTCGAGGCTTACGAACTATTCAAGGCGACCTACGTCAACGACCGGGTACGCAAGGTGGAGCGGATGATTAACTACCTCGGCTCCTTCAATGGCGTTGAGGGTATGGAACTGATTCCCGTTGAGCCTATCACGGAGCGACTAAGCGAGCAGGCTCTCTTGCAGATAATGACCCAAGACGAACTGCGTGAAAAAGCAGGTCTGCAACCGCTTGAGAAGCCTGCCGATGTGGTTGGACCGAATGCACAACCCGATGAGCAACCGCAAACGGTGGAAGCATTGCAGAGCAACGACAACATCAAGAAACTATCGGGCAGGGAGTACCAAAACCTGATGCGTATCGTGCGCCAGTATATGCAGGAGAAAATCACGCTGGAAATGGCACGGACGATGCTATCAGCAGGGTTCGGCTTATCGGCACAAGAGATTGACACGATGCTGGGCGTTCAGTCCCAAGAGTTCAGCGAGCCTCAATGGGGCGAGGAAGATGACGAGGATTACGGATGGGGCGATGAAGAGTTCAAGGTCTTGGAGGTGGTTGCAAGCAAGTTTGGAAGCCACGCAGACGATTACCACGTCATGCACTCCAAGCCGATGCGATTTGATGCAAACATTGACGAGAATATCCGCTTGGCCTTTGCTGAGTTAGGTGAGGAAGAAAAGGAACTGGACAAGAAGATTGAGGCTTACCGCAAGAAGAATCGGGATGCATCGGTGGAGGAAATGGCGAAGGAGTTCGGGGTCAGCAAGGCGAAGGTCGCTAAACGGGTGGCCTACTTGATTACCAAGGACCGCTACCCGATTAGCAGAGCGGTGGACCAAATTGCCGAAAAGAACCTACCCAAAGGCGTGAAGGAAGTTGCCGAGCCTGTCTTGGAGGTCCGATACAAATACGCTTGGGCCACAGGATTCAGCAACAAGGACAAGCGGTCCAGCCGTGAGTTCTGCAAGGTCATGCTTGACTTGGCCGACCAAGGGAAGGTCTATACCCGTGATGATATTGATGGTATTAGTGCGATAATGGGCTACTCCGTTTGGAATCGCAGAGGCGGTTGGTATCACACACCGAGCGGAGTGAATCGGCCACAATGCAGGCACGTATGGGAGCAGCAACTCGTTATCCGCAAAGGCAATAAAATCAGCAAGGCATGAAGGCACTATTCATAAGCGAAGAAACGCTACTGGACAATAGCATCATAAATGAGAACGTATCCTACACCCAAATCCGGCCAACGGTTGTGAAGGTGCAAGAGATGCGGATTCAGCCTATCGTTGGCTCTGCGTTGTATGGCGAATTGGTTACGCAGGTGGTGAGTGGTACGACTACGGCCCTGAACCAAACCCTGCTGGAGGACTACATTCAGCCGGCGATGATTCAATGGCTTTACTACGAACTCCCGATGGTGCTTGCATTCAAGTACATGAACAAGGGAATGGTCCGCAGGACAAGCGAGGAATCCTCCCAAATGAGCATGGAAGAAATCACCCGGCTAACCGATAAGGTCAAGAACGATGCCGAGTGGTATTCCGAACGGATAACCCGGTACTTGATGGAAAACCGCAATTCTTACCCTCTTTGGAACTCGCCTCCATCGGCTTTGGATACCATCTACCCGAACGCTACCAACTACCGAACAGGAATGGTCTTGGACCGCAACAGGAGGATGGGAATCAGCAACCTTGACTACCCCTACCCCTACGGACCTTTGGCTGGTTGTAACGACTGCTGAAATGGGAGCGCATAAAAAGAACATACTCAAGTTACAAAACTATGTCATGGATAAAAATCAAGCAGGCCCTGCTGGACCTTGCAAATGCTCATCCGCAAGTAAACTCCTTCGGGACGGGCGACCCTCTTGCGGTAGGCACGGACAACACGATAAACCTGCGAACCCCAAGCCGTGAGCGAATCGTCTATCCGCTCGTTTTTGCGGACGTTCAGTCAGCAACTACTGACGCTGGTTCTTTGGACTTGGTGGTTGGGGTATATTTTAGTGATAGAGTTGAATCCATTAAGCCGATGGGTGGCGTGGTTTCGGGCAGCCCTACGCTCGGTTGGCAGGATAACGAGGACGAGGTCTTGAGCGACCAGTTACAAATCGCACAGGACTTCATTTCAAGCCTTACAAACGACCCAAGCGAGGAATGGACCCTAAGTACCACCGTGAACCTTACACGCTTTGTAGAGAGCCGAGATGACCGCACGGCAGGGTGGCAAGCGACTCTGACCTTTGAGATTCCCTACGGACACTCGGTTTGTGAAATTCCGACCTAATAGACATTTACCCTAAAAGACAAATACAATGCCTACACCCATATTGCAACAAATGCTCGGACAGGGCGGTACGATGGAGTTCGTTGATGCTGCCGTGAGCGGTAAGGTTTACGACTTCGTAGTCGTCAATGCTGCTGCGACCTTTACAACGCTTACCGGAACTGGTGGCGAGAACCTGCTGACCGCTTACGCTTTGAGTGGCAAATCCGTTTCCGCTGGTATAGTTATCAGCGGAAGGAATGGCGGTAAGATTACTGCCGTTACCCCAAGCGCAGGTTCAGTCATCGGTTACACATTCCTATAAGCGATGCTGATAGGCTACGGCTACGGCTACCCGACCAATATGCTCATCGGTGGACTTGCTGCCGGGGTGTGGGGTGCGTTCAACGCAAGGGCTACGGCTGACGGAGCAACCGCTGCCGAGGCTGCCGTGAATGGCTGCCTGTTCGTCCGATTCGCTGCAATCTTCAATTTCTAATATGCCGACACCATCGCTTATCCTTGTACCTGCACGATTTAAAACGGGCAAACTTTACACCCCTGTTGCAACGACTTCGGGCGGTTTGGCCTTGGGTGCATCGGGCGACTTCAATGTAACCCGAAACACGACTGCGACCCGTGTGAATGCGAGTGGGTTGATAGAGAGCGTTGCAAGCGGTATTCCGAGGCTGGACTATCCCCTTGGCGGGGGCTGCCCTGCGTTGCTTGTGGAGCCTGCTGCGACTAACTTGGTCCTGCATAGCCGAGATTTAACCAATGCCGTTTGGTCAGGAACAACCGTAACAACCGCAAAGAATGCCGTTGGAGCAGATGGAACGGCATCAGGAGCCACGACAATAACCGCAACGGCTGCGAGTGGAACGGTCCTTCAAGCCTTGGCTCACGCATCGCAGAGCCGTATTTTTTCGGCCTACATTCGCAGGGTAACAGGTACGGGGGCTATTCAATTAACGACCAACGGAGGCACAAACTGGGACACCGTTACCATTACAAGCGGTTACACGCAAGTTGTATCGGTGGCAAGAACCGTTGCAAGTGGTACAGTTGGTATTCGCTTGGCTGCAAGTGGCGATGTGATTGAGGTGGACTTTACGCAAGGCGAACTTGGCCCTGTTGCTACATCACCAATGGCAACCACAAGTGGAACGGTAACCCGCAATGCAGACGTGATAAACGTAACAGGCGCAGTAAGCGGTTGCATCGGGCAGACCGAGGGGACGATGTACCTTGATTTTATCTTCCGTAGGCCCACCATAAGTACGCAAGGCCATTGCGGAATAGCAAGCAGCAACAACCTAAACAGGGTTGTGTTTTGGAATAACAATTCAACAAACTCAATGGCCGTAAATATACAGGTCAATGGAGCAAACATATTTAACACCTCGGTAGGAACGCTAACCGAAGGAACTCGCTATAAATTGGCTTGTGCATATAAGTCGGGTGATTCGGCAATTTTCTTAAATGGCGTTCAAGTTGGAATTACACTCACATCGGCATTCACTTTTGCAGCAAGCCTTGTGGCTGTTTTCATT